CGGATGCCGAAAGGATCCACACAATCAAACCTCGCTTTTTAAGGAGATACTAAAATGACTAATCTTACAAGGTATACTGCTGCGGATCTTCCTAACCTAATGGATAAGATCACAAGAAACAGTATTGGACTTGATGAATACTTGGACCGTCTATTCACCCTTCACGAAACAAATTCAAATTATCCTCCATACAATTTGGTTCAAATCAATAATTTAGAATCAAGACTTGAATTAGCTCTTGCCGGATTTAAAAAGAAAGAAGTCTTTGTTTATACTCAAGATGGAAAACTTTTCGTTGAAGGTCAAAAAGAAGATAAAGAGACAGAATCTAATTACCTCCATAAAGGATTGGCTCAAAGATCCTTCACCAGATCTTGGACGCTTTCTGATGATACAGAAGTTAGATCTGTTGATTTTGAAGATGGTCTTTTGAATATTACGTTGGGAAGAATTGTCCCAGATCATCATAAGAGAAAAGATTATCTCTAAATAAAAGAAAACTTATGAGTATGAAAAGTTTTAATCAATTTGTTAATGAAACAAAAACTATTTCATATCCTGCAGCTAAACCTCACAAAGTTTATCACAATGGTAAAGTGACAAATATCGGTGCCGGAAAAGCAGTTCCGGTAAATACTACGAGTGGTGGAGAAAACGGAGACTAAATAGTATTTGAATATCGTTGCCGCAGGGAGGTGACTGGCAAAAACCAGTTGACACCTCCCTTTTTTTATGGTATTGTAATAAGAGGTATAGAGTAATTATGAGCATCAAGTTAGCTATTTTAAAATCTGGAGAACAAGTAATTGCTGATATTAAAGAATATGTTGACGACACTCAACGAGTAATTTCTTTGTTATTTGCAAATCCATATATTGTTAGATTTCTTACTCCCGAACTTTTAATGGAAGGTGTGGTGGAAAACCCAGAAGCCATTGTTAGTCATAAAGTTTCGTTTTCTCCTTGGATTGTTATGTCCGAAGATACAAGTATGACAGTACCTGTAGATTGGGTTGTTACAATTGTTGAACCAATTGATTGGGTTAAAAAATCTTATGAAGAAAAAATGAATCAGAGTCTTGAAGGAGTTCCTACTGAACCCAATAAGGTTTCGCCAAATATGTTCCAACATGTGGAAACTCTTGAAGATTTAAGTTTATATGATCCAAGTTCTACTGAGTCTGAGGATTTGGTAAATCTTTGGGAAGAATCAATATCTTCTATCAATATTGAAAGTAATGAAGTAATTCTTGAGGAAAAAGATGGAGAATGATCAAATTCAATGTATAGTTTTGGTTGACAAAACTATACTAATTAGTAGAATATGTGCAGTAGTTTCTGAACTAGGTGAGCCTGATTGTAGGTTAGATGTACCTTATCAAGTAATTGATGGTAAATTGATTCCTTGGTTATCTGATTTGACTGATATGACTGAGGAGATTATGATTTCTTCGGACAAAATTTTGACTTTGGTTGATCCCAAACAAACCTTACTTAATGATTACTTGGAACTTATTAAATGAGATTTTATACAAATGTTTTTCAATTAGGCAATCATCTCCTTATTAGGGGATATGAAAATGGGAAACATTTTACTACAAGAGAAGAATTTTATCCTACATTCTATGTTCCATCAAAAAATACAAGTAAGTATAAAACTTTAGATGGACTAGATGTTGAACCAATTCGTCCCGGATCTATCAGAGACTGTAGAGATTTTCTGGAAAAGTATGAGAATGTGAATGGATTTAAGGTCTATGGAAATGACAGATTCGTCTATCAGTATATTGCGGAGAAATATCCGGAAGAGGAGATTAAGTTCGATATCAATAAAATCAAACTCATTACGATTGACATTGAGGTTGCTGCTGAAAGTGGATTCCCTGATGTCTTTAATTGTGCCGAAGAACTATTATTGGTCACGGTGCAGGACTATAATACTAAACAAATTACTACATTTGGTTCTCGTCCTGCACAAGTTTCGCAAAAAAATGTAAACTTTATCTATTGTAAAGATGAGTATGCACTGATTAATACTTTTTTAGATTGGTGGCAAAATAATACTCCTGAAGTAGTAACTGGATGGAACTGTGAACTTTATGATATTCCTTACCTCATTGGAAGAATCACTCGTTTAATGGGAGAGAAAGTTGCTAAGAGGTTTTCTCCTTGGAATATTGTAAAAGTAAAGGAGGTTCAGATTTCTGGCCGCAAACAATTGAGTTGTGAAATTGCTGGAGTTTCTATTATTGATTATCTTGATCTTTATAAGAAGTCTCCTGCGACTCCCAATCAAGAAAGTTATAGACTTGATCATATTGCATCAGTAGAACTAAATCAGAATAAGCTAGATCACTCTGAGTTTGATACTTTCCGAGATTTTTACACTAACAACTGGCAAAAGTTTGTAGAGTATAACATCGTTGACGTAGAACTTGTAGACCGACTTGAGGATAAACTCAAATTGATTGATCTTTGTTTCACTCGTGCTTTTGACGCTAAAGTAAACTTTAATGATATTGCTTATCAAGTTCGCACTTGGGATGCGATTATCTATAATTACCTTCTTAAAAAAAATATTGTAATTCCTCAGAAGGAACGCAATACTAAGAGTGAGAAGTATGCAGGTGCTTATGTGAAAGAACCTGTCCCCGGTTCTTATGATTGGGTAGTCAACTTTGACCTTAACTCCCTATATCCGCATTTGATTATGCAGTATAATATCAGTCCAGAAACTCTCCTTGATACCCGCCATCCCAGTGTAACCGTTGATAAAGTTTTGAATAAAGAACTTACCTTTGAGATGTATAAAGACTATGCAGTATGTGCTAATGGTGCAATGTATCGTAAGGACATTCGGGGATTTCTTCCAGAGTTAATGGAAAAAATGTATAACGAAAGAGTAATCTTCAAGAAGAAGATGATTCAGGCTAAGAAAGAGTATGAAAAAACTCCGACCAAAGAATTGGAAAGAGAAATTTCTCGTTGTGATAATATTCAAATGGCTAAGAAGATTGCACTTAACTCTGCTTATGGTGCAATTGGTAACGAATATTTTCGTTATTACAAACTTGCAAATGCTGAAGCTATTACACTTTCTGGACAAGTTGCGATTCAATGGATCGAGGAGAAAATGAACTCCTATATGAATAGGGTTCTAAAAACTGAGGGAATGGATTATGTTATTGCTATGGATACTGACTCCATTTACCTTAATATGGGCCCTTTTGTTGACGCTGTATTCAAAGGGAGAGAGAAAACTACTGATGAAGTTGTCACTTTCCTTGATAAGGTGTGTGAGTTGGAACTTGAAAAGTATATTGAAAGTTCTTACCAAGAATTGGCCGATTACATGAATGCATATGATCAGAAAATGTGTATGAAACGCGAGAACATCGCGGAACGTGGCATCTGGACTGGCAAGAAACGTTATATTCTCCGTGTTTGGGATTCTGAGGGTGTACGGTATCAAGAACCGAAACTCAAGATGATGGGTATTGAAGCTATCAAAACATCAACTCCTGCACCTTGTCGTAAGATGATTAAAGAGGGAATTAATATTATTATGACAAAGGGGGAAAATGAGGTTATTGAGTTTATTGAAAATGCTCGTAAACAATTTAAGTCTCTAACTCCAGAAGAAATTGCATTTCCCCGCAGTATATCTGAGATTAATAAATGGATTTCAAAAACTCATATGTATAATAAGGGAGTTCCAATTCATGTTAGAGGATCTATCTTATATAATCACCATACGAAAAAAAATGGATTGGATAAAAAATATCCTTCAATTCAAAGTGGAGAAAAAATTAAATTTGTTTACTTGAAAGTTCCTAATTTAATTCAAGAAAATGTATTTTCTTTTATTCAAGAGTTTCCCAGAGAGTTGCAACTAGAAAAGTATGTTGACTATGAGACTCAATTTAATAAATCTTTTGTTGAACCTATGAAAATCATTCTTGATGCCATTGGTTGGTCAGTAGAAAAATCGGTTAGTTTGGAAAGTTTTTTCTCATAAAGTAGTTTGCAAATCACCTAAAAAAGAGTTATAATCGAGTTATCTGTATAAAGTCAAAAAATTTGGAGGAATGAATGGATTTTCTTAAAGATATTGTAAAGGAGATTGGGGGAGAATATACGC